CGTTTAGTGTAAGAACGATGAACAAACGCGCGCTCATAAAGAGCAATATTATCGACTGTAGTAGGTAAGCCATATTTGGAAAGAATAGATTGAACTTCGCTCAATGTAATCTTAACATTTAGAGAATTATAAGGATTAAATATTAATCCATCTTCGGTCTTAATAATATCATCGTCGCGTAAAATTTCCTTATTGTCTGTCATTTGTATTTTATAATATATAATATATAATAATTTATTTAATACATTTTACAATATAATAATTGTGATTTTAGGAAATAAAACAAGTTGCCGGAAATATTTGGAAATATTTAGAGTAAATAAAAATATAATATTTTTATAGATTATATAATGGTTTTAATGAGCGCCGGAAAATCTGCACGCAATCAAGCGTCAATTGTAAATAGAACAAATGTTTGTGGTGGTAATAAAAAGGCGGGTTTAGCACCTCGTGTTGGTTGGTATTTAACAAGTAATGTGGGTTTGATTGGAGCCCCCCAAACAATTCCTCGTTTCTGTATCCCTAACAGAACAGTTCAAACACAGAAGTATGGTTATCACGCTACTCACGGTGGTAACTAATGTGTTAAGAACATTTTGTTAACTCCAATATTTTAATTTTAAATATTTAGCGTTTAAAATGATTTAATAACAATTTATTAAATTATCTAATAACTTATGATAATCAAAGTCGATATACGAGAAAATGATCTTCTACAAAAAATTAACAACTTAATTACATCGGTAAACTCATTTAAAAATATTATTATTAAATCTGAACCATTACCAATCGGAGACATTATTATTTGTGACGATAAAGAATCAAATCCAGGAATGGAGAATGTTGAAAAAATAATTATAGAGAGAAAATCAATTTCAGATTTATTATCAAGTATTAAGGATGGAAGATACGAAGAACAATCATATAGATTAAATGGTTTAAATCATCATAATCACAATATTATTTATCTTGTTGAAGGGGATGTAAATAAAAATAGTTATTTTAAATCGCGTAATGATAATGAAAAAATGATGGCATATTCGGCCATGTTTTCTCTCAATTATTACAAAGGATTTTCAGTTTTTAGATCTTTTTCTTTAGATGAAACAGCAACAATTGTATGTAATATGGCTTATAAATTAGAAAAAGAATTGTCAACAAGTAAACAAGCATTCTATAAAAATAATGTACCTCCTAACATTGAATCTAATATTGAATGTAATATTGAATCTAATTTAAAAGAAAAAGTAGAAGAATGTTATGAACAACAAACTGATATAGTTGAACAATCAGAAAAGAATTATGTAAATGTTATTAAGAAAGTTAAAAAGGAAAATATTACACCAGATAATATTGGTGAAATTATGTTGTGTCAAATACCTGGAATAAGTTCGGTCACTGCCTTAGCAATTATGGAACAATATAAAAATATTCCTAACTTAATTAAGGAATTAGAAAGTAATAATGATTGTTTAAAAGATATTACTTCAACAAATTCAAAAGGACAAATTAGAAAAATAAATAAAACAAGTCTAGCAAATATTGTAAAGTTTCTCTTGAAAAAATAAAAATATAGTATATGAAGAGAGAATTAATGAATTTGTTCTTATTTATTGGTATTTGTTTAATTGTATATTTATTATTTAGAAATTTTAACTATAACACTCAATATAGTTTAATTGAAGGTATGAGAGATAATTCAGGAAAATCTGTAGAATCAACTAGTAATGGAATTGCTGGAAATGCGGCCTCATATAGTGCTCAAATAAAGGAAGCTACAATTAAATTACAAGATACATTTTTAATTAGTAAATATCGTTCAGATTATGAAACAATTATTTTAAATTTGGATGATTTTATTAATAATTTAATGTTAAAGAGTGCTCTATCTTTTGATAAAGAAAACCCGGGTGCATCATTATCTAAATTAATTGAACTCCAACAAGCTAAAGTAGCTCTTAATGTAGTAATGAAATTTGTAGATAGTCAATAAAAACATGAATAAAAACATGAATAAAAAATTAACATAAAAATAATTATAAATAATATAATGTCTTTATTTTCTGAAGAAGTAAAACCAAGTTTTTCTGGTAAAACAAATGAATATTTATTTAATATAAAAAAAGAATTAAATGAAAAAAAACAAACTATTAGTTCAGAAAGGGTTAAAGTAAGTAAAATTTTGCGTTCTCTAGATAAAGATTTAAACGATATTGATATAAATATTAGAATTGTTTCAAATGAAATTAAACGTCGTGAAGAACTAGATGATACTAAAAATATAATTAATGAAGAGATTAAAAACATCGAAGGATTTAATTTATTAGGTGAAGATGAGCTCTTGATTATAACTACCAAAATGGACAAAACAGATTACAAAAAATATGGTAGTTATCCTAGATTTATAGACTTGGAGAGAATTTGTAAAGAAGTTATTGAATTGAAGAAACGTTATCCTAAATGGATATTAATAAATTTATCACCAGGAACACAAGATGATACAATGCCTCCGAAAACATTTTATAAATATAAATACAAAGACGAATATAATCAATATTTTGATATTGAAGGAATTAAAATAGGAATTAAAATAATAATTCCTTAAAAAATTGAATAAAATTAATTTAATATTTTATTCAATTATAAAATAAAATTTGTAAAGATGTCTAAACCAATCTACTATTTAGTTTTAGTCAGCAGTAATACCGAGTCAGAGGAATGTATTATGGCTATATCATTTGATAAACATATTTTGGAAGATATGATTAATAAGAACTATGAACCAAACGAAGACTATAAATTTGTTATTAGAGAGAATTTAAAAATATTTCAAATATGGCTAGGGTATGATAAAGAAAAACTATGTCATAAATATAATATTATGTGGGTGGGTTATCAACATAAATCAAATAATTATTCTAAACTATATGCTTTCAATAGGGTTAAAAGAATAAATAATGGATTAGATTATTTAATTGAAAATTGCATAGTAGATTTATCAGTATTTTATGATAAAATAAACGAAATAGAATTATTTAAAAACAATAATATATCAGCTAACCCTATTTTATTTGATACTTATTATAAAGAGGGTGTAATGAATGCTTAAATAAATTATTTAATATGATAAAGTTTTAAGGTACATTTATACTAACTTCATTATCATTATAATATCCCTTATCAACTAAATCTTGAGTATATTCTGCGCCTCCCCAATTCGGATTCATGGGATCCGGACTAATAGTGGCTTTTTCAGCTTGTATATTCATTCCATCTAAAGGTGTTGTAGTTCCAATATAATAACTTGTTTGGTCGTGAGCAGGATATGAACCTTGATTATATGGAGGGTCATTTCTTGTAGCATCAACTAAAAGAGTAGGATTTGGATAAGCCTCTTCTCCAACAGGTTCTAAACTAGTTTCCATCATTGGAGTAACTTGAGATGCTATTCCAATTGGAGCTGCTGTAGATGGAGGCAATCCGGCTTGTGGTTCAGAAACACTTGGTCTAGATTTGTAGACACGGTTACCTTGTGTGTCATATGTTTCTTGTAAAAATAATACAGGACATCTAATATTTTGACTTCTCTGCCAATCCAAAAATTCAGTATAATCTTCTAAATTATCAAACTCTACAGGATTAACTCCAGGAACTTGGGCTAATTTTGAATTATATAAATAAAATCTAGACCCTTTTTGTATTAATAAGTTAGGGCATCTAGGTCCGTCCTTCTGATTATTTGTAAAACCTTCGTGTCCACCTTTTGCGTAAAAATATAAACCAATCAAAAAAACTAATATTAATAGAAAGATAAATGTTGTCATTATATATTATAAGGATAAAAATGTTATGAATATTTATTTTCTATTTATTTATTATAATGGTTTATCTTGAGATTAATAAAACAAACTTTAAAACAAAAGATAAAGATTTGATTAAAGAATTAGACGACAATTTACGTATCAAAGATAATAAATGTTTCATTTTATTTTTCATGGAAGATTGTGGTCCTTGTAATGCTACACGTCCAGAATGGAAAAAATTGAGGAATGTCTTAAATAGTGATTTTTTAAATAGAGATGATATTATTATTGCTTCAATTGACTATAAATTAGCAGAAAATCTTAAATATGTGTTATCTAAACCGAGTAGTTTTCCAACTATGAGATTTATAACTAATTCCGGTGAAGAAGTAGAAAATTATGAAGATAGTAATATTAGTAATAAAGATAGAACAATTGATTCATTCGTTGAATGGATACAACATAAAAGCGGCGAACAAGATGATATAACTGGTTATAAAAAGAAACAGTTTAATAAAACGAATAAAATACAAAAAATTGGCGGAACACGAAAAAAAAGACGTAGTAAATGGTCAGCAAAATACAAACGCAGTATTAATTGTAGAAAACCAAAGGGTTTCTCTCAAAAACAACATTGTAAATATGGACGTAAAAAAAAATATAAACTATAATATTATATTTTATATATATGAACCATATTTTAGTAGAGTCGATATTGGGGGTATTAAGTGGATTATTTTTAGGTGTAACAGGAATACCTCCCCTTGCTTTAATTTTAGTAGCATTAGAATTTTTAAAAATAGGTGATTATAAAACGAACTTAGGTAGTATATTATTTGTAAGTTTATTTCCGATATCAATTGGTTCAGTTTATGAATTTTATAAAGCAAAAAATATTAATTTTAAACTAGGGAGTATCCTTACAATAAGCGTTATGATTGGTAGTTTTATAAGTTCAAATTTTTTTTTAGATAAGGAAAACAATATATCTCCAAAAATATTAAAATATATAACATCAGTTTTAGGTTTTTCAATTGGAATTATTTATTTTATATCTGCTTATTTTCATGATTCTAACATTTGAAGTTTTCCTTTGAATAACCAATAACAGCACAAGCAATTCTCTTACCAGCATTTCCAGTCTTTAAACTTTCAGCATTGCCTCCTTGACCACAATCATCTTGATCTTCATGAATAATCAATCCTCTACCAATAATATTACACTTAGTTCCTCTAAGTTTAATAACATTATCATAAAATGTGTATTTAGCTTCACCTCTATTATTAGTTTTGATATTACCTAAATCACCTACATGTCTTTCTCTTAGACCAGGACATCCATGTGTTTTACCATATGGATTAAAATGAGCACACATACTAGTACATTTATCAGTTAGATCTCCAGCCTCATGAACGTGAAATCCATGTAAAGAATTAGGAGTTAATCCAGAAATATTTAAATCGATTTTAATTTGATTATTATCTAAATCTTCAGAAAACTTAACTGTCCCTTTAATATTATCATTAAACACCGCAATAGCATAAATAGGTTTATCAGTCATTATATTATATAAATAATATATAATTAAAAAACAAACTATAAATAATAAAAATATAAAAAAATATAAAATTGGTTTCATATGTATTATATTTTGAAATTAAATTTATATCTATCATTATTATTTAAATTTGTTCTCTCTCCGAGAAATTTAAAATATCTTTCTGAAAGTTTATACTGTTGTGGTTTTATATCTTTCAAAACTTCTAATCTTACTTTCATTATCATTCCAACTTGCCAAATTCTTTTGTGAGTATATTTTTTATTTTTATATAGTCTCTCTAATTTATTAATTGTATCTTTAACATCGTTAAGAGTTTTATATTTAATATGAATTGTGTCCTTAGGATTTTTATCAATATAAACATCAAATGATTTTTTTGGATTATTAGGATTATATAAAAACTTTTTAGTTTTATTTTTATAATTGAGTTTTTTTCTAGTTTTCATTATTATATATTTTTAATTTAATTTAAATAAAATTGAATAATTTTAAACAAGATAAATATAAATTACTATAATAATTAAACAATGGAACACATTTTTAGAATCGTAGATTTTAACGTTTATAATGGTAAGGATTCCTCCCACGAATCTTCAGATGACGAGCAAAATGTTTACAAAGATACAAACAGTTTTGTTATCCAAATGTTTGGTGTTGATGAAACTGGAAAAACATATTCATTAACAGCAGAAGGTTTTCGTCCATTCTTTTATTTAATGGTTAATGATAAATGGAGCATTCAGACGAAAGAAGATTTTCTAGCACATTTAAAGGATAAAGTTGGCAAATATTACAAAGACTCTATTACTGAATGTAAAATTATTAAACGTAAAAAATTATATGGTTTTGATGGAGGAAAAGAACACAAATTTATATTTATTGAATTTGCGAACTTTAACGCATTTAATAAAGTAAAAAATTTATGGTATTCTAATGATAGTTCAAGAGGTTATTCTTTATCAAAAAATGGTTACAGATGGAAAGATACTGATATTAAATTATACGAAGCAAATATTCCTCCTTTATTGCGTTTCT